GTGTGCTCATAGTCATGGCTGCAACCACGGCAAGAGCGATCTTCTTAAATGAATTCATTTTTCTCCTTTTATTATTCATTTGGTTTATATTGTTTTTAGTCTATCCAAATAGTCTTTAATCTCTTCTATTTGACTAGGTTTATATTGTATCACGTTTGCAGGTAGTTCGTCAACCTGGCGTGGCCTATCCCTAAAAGTATGAACCTCTACTTCAGAGTCTATATTCTTAGGAGTGTGAGATATAGCACCAAAAATAGCACCACACACAGCATCGGCCAAGTCTTTAGATTTTTTCCTGGGGTGATCAACTTTATCATTTTTCATAATTTTTAACTGGGTTAATTCTTCAAACAATAACTCTATTGCTGGCATAACAAGTCTTTCTTCATATACCAACATAGCCATATCCTCATAATGTTTTTTAGCAACAGAAACAGTATCAGTTTTCATTCCTACCTGATTTAACTCATTCTGAATATCAAATGACTGCCAACGGTCAAAAGAAACCATGCCAATATCAAACCCTATTCTTCTTAGGTTTTGTATCCACTGCTTAACCTCAGATAGATTTACTGGACCCTCTACCTTTGGTTCCCACCAAGCAACGGCATCTACTACAACTATTGGGGCGACCTGTTCATAATTATTGATTACCTGTATGTTTACCCATTTTTCTACATGGGCAATTGCAACTGCACACTTGTCATGCTTTTGTGCAAGGTCTGCGTGTACATAATATTTTTTATTTGGGTCTGGTTTAAATGATTCATCAAACCTTTTAAAATCATCTATTGGGTTTCTAGTTGTCATGCAGGATCTTAACTTTTCTGCCTGCTTAAAAAATGCGTCAGAAGCAAATGTTGGTACACAGGCAAAGCGCATCATTGCATCTCCAAGGTCTGTCATAAATGCAATCTTGAAATCGTCAATTTTTCTTGTAGGGTTTACTTCCCATGTAGGTCTTTTAAGTGCAAAGACTCCAGGATACTTATATGAAAGTATTTGGTCTTCATCCCACGATATTTCAAACCTATTATCTTTATCGTCTTCTGGCAATAGTGGATTAATTATAAACTCATGCTTCTTTTCTATTACTTCTTTATCTGCAATAACAGACTCATATCTTTCTGAAATAAAGTCTCCTGGATATCTTGGGAACGAAAGCAAAACAACTTTACCTAGGTCTGGAAAACGAGAGTCTACAGATCCACGGAATGCTTTGTATATGTTTTCTGCAGTCTTTCCTTGTTCATTTCCTGTGCCAACCTCTGATGCAAAACCAGAAATCTCATCCAGAACTGCAAGCAAAAGGTTTAGTCCCTCATGTGATTCACGCTCTGAGTGTCCAGAATAAACAGTAATTGATTTATCAAATTCAATTGAATCTGCTTTGGGGTTATACTTGCCTGCAAACCAAGGAGACTTTTCAATCTTTGTTTTAAAACCTTTAAAGAAAACATTCTTGGCCTGTTGAGCGTTAATAGCAACATTGATTAGGTCTATAGCATCCCCAGTGGGTTTGCCGAAATATCTGGCTGGATCCTTAAGGCATAGTAACTTATACACGATGTAAGCACAAGCAACAGTAGAAGTAAAATCTTTACCACTACCCTTTCCAAGTTGGAGGATAATTTCATTCTTGGTATATTTTTCATAATATCTTGCACCTTCTTCATGCCCCATTAAATTTTCTAAATCTTCTTTACGATATATTTGACTCATTGCCTCGACAATGTCATACTGAATATCAGATAGGCCTGGCTGACCAAGGTAGTCTGGTGACTCAACAAATGTCTTTGCGTCAACTGGAGTTTCTTCAAAATGATTATCTTTAAGTGCTTCTAAGAAATCATCAAACATCGTGGACAATTGTAATCACTTCATCCTTTTTAGCAATATCAGAAAGCCTACGCATAATCTCATCTCGTATCTGCGGATACTCAGACGCTATGTCACGAAGAATTCCCATCAAAACTTCTTGCCGTCTTTCTATCTGAATCATTTCTTCTGCTAGTTCTTTGTTCTCAAGAAGACCAGCCTTTTGTAGCATGTCAATTCTTTTAGACTCAATGTCCATTACAAGTTTAATAGCAGCAGTTTTTGCACTAAGGTTATTTGTCATTGATGCTTCATCAATAACTTCGTATGTACGAGATACTAGTTTACTATAATGTGTGTCTGCTGCAGCAAGTGCCTCTTTAGCACGAGCACGAATAGCGTCATTAGCAGAAGCCATTACCTTCCACTCATTAATAAGTGTAACAACTTTTTGTCTTGGTATTGCAAGTTGTTTTGAAATTGCAGTTGGATCGTTACCCTTCAGATATTCTTCTACTACCTGATTAACCTGATCAAGGTGCTTAACTAAATCATCTTCAGTTGACACCATTTAACTCCCTTGCTATTTTTAGCAATATCAAATATCCAATAAGGTCGTCTATATCATTGTCTCCGACATAAGATCCACCCCTAGTTATTCTAGATAACTTGTCATCAATACGAACATGCAACTGCTCTACACTATCAGAGGTAGCAAAAATTCTAACTGGATTTAAAGCAGAGTCTCCATAGGACTTATTCTTAGCAATAAGCATTTCCTTAATTTCATCACAAACCTGAGCGATTGTGAATTGTGTCTCAGAACTCATCTTCATCCTCTTCCCACGATGCTTCCCAATCTTCCATACTCTTAGATAGCCTAATTAGTGTTATTCCCGCTAAAGCAGAAAAAACTCCAATAAATACAACAATAGGTAGCAATACTTTTTTCATCGTCTAGACTTCCTTAATTTAAATTTAGCAAGATATACATAGATTGTCTCCACGCTAACCCCACATTCTTTTGCTATTTCTTCTGGAGTCTTTTTATCCATAAGATACCTCTTACGCATATAAGTCTCGCTTGTATATAGTTTAGCAGCCATGATGTTATTTGTCAACCCCCAAAGCCTTACCCCAATTATTTATTGCCCAATGACCTATACCGCAGGCATCTGCAGCATCATTATCTTCAATATTTCTATCATATATAGTATTAATAAATCTAATTGTTCTTTCTTTTCTTAAATTACGTTCATATGTTTTGTACCAAGACTCAGATTTACCTGGGTTTTGTGACCTAATATATAGTTGTTCATCTTTAGAAATTTTTTTGTTTCCTATATAATTTTGCCATGTAATGGGAGCAACCTTGCCTATGGTTTGGATACCAGACTGTCCAGCAGCACCAAGAAGAGCACCCTGAACTAAAGCCAAGTCTGCAGCAGTTTTAGGGCTGTTCATAAATACCGTATGCTCAATAACAATTGCATCAACATTTATAATATGATCAAACAATGCCTTTGATTTTTTTCCAGCATCAATAACCTTTTCGTATATGTCTTTACCCTCAAAAGTTATTTTTCCAACTTCTTTTAACTTATCATTATGAAATGTAGCATATGCAAGACTATTAGTGCTGGCATCAATAGCGCAGATTCTCTCTGGCCTAACTTCGATGCCCCATTTATTTTTTACCATTAGTCCTATCCTTAATCTTTTTTAGTGCTTTAGCAACTGCATCTGGGTTGACAGAGCATGTATTGCAAATTTGATGGTCATTGTATATTGATAATGGCATTGAACAAGATTTGCAAGGCCTTACCTTTCCTTTTCTTTTTGCTCTTTTTGATTGCAAATACCTTGCAGCAATTTTTTCTTTTGTTGCAAGGTCTCTGCATTCTACTGAACAATATATCTGATACGATACTGATTGATCAAATTGTTTATCGCAAAAGTTACAATGTCTCACCAAGAATCTCCAGGGGCGCTATTTTAATTACGCCTGTCCCTGCAGACTCGCATGCCTTTTTGATTGGGCATGACTTGCATATCTTGGAATTAGATCTATAGTTCTTGACTGGTAAAGTTTTATCTTCCCATGCCTTTCGAACTGTCCTCATCCAATCAAATGCCTGGTCTACCCACCGACGGTAATGATCGTTTACTTCTACGGGAATCAAAAGAAGTTCATGATTGTTTTTATTTTCAT